TGAGAAAGCAGAGGAAGAACAGGAGTTACAAGATGCCTGAACAGCAAATTAAACTACCACTAGACCATGAACCTAGCCTAAATCATTGGGAAATTTTGATGGCAGATGACCATATAGAAAATGATGTGTGGTCAAATTGGGATGCGGCATATGAAAGCGCATGGGATTACCTAGAGGAGTTGCAAGATGCGTAAATTCATGGTAAAAATGACTATTGAACAGTGGGTGGAAGCCCAAGACGAAAACGATGCAGTGGAGATTGCAAAGTTAAACTTTGAGTATAGTGATTTACACTATGCAGAATTAGACGTAGAGGAATTGCAAGATGTCTAAGAAAACATATCGAGTAGTCGTGTGCTATGAAGAAGGCTTCGTAATGGAAGTCGAGGCAGACAGCGCAGAGCAAGCTGAACAGATAGGCTACGACAAGGTAGATTACTGGGGCAATAGTGCCGCAGACAAGTGTGTCCACAGGGATTTCTGGGTGGACGCAGTAGAGGAGCAGGAGAATGCCTAAGAAATACAGAGCGTTAGCCGAAATGAGTTTGGCTTATGAGGTTGAGTTTGACGAAGACGAAATCCCCGCAGGTATGGACGAGTGGGAGTATGCCCACCACCTCGCAGAGATGGGTGCTTACATAGAGTGTGAGAACGGCGGAGACTTCAAGATATATGACGTTGTGCATGATGGAGATGACGAATGAAATACCCAAACATATTCTTGGACACGGACGAGTGGTCGCTGACCAAAGGTCAATGGTGTGTCCGTATTGACGAAGGCTCATCGTATGATGGCTATACGCTTGAACAAGCGGCAGAACTTGTGCGTGAAATGACAGCAAAGGATTTGATAAATGATGTTAGCAATACTTATTGACCCGTTCACCGAAACCATTGAGGTGGTGGACTATTCAGGAGACTGGCGGGACATCTCAACCCTACTGGGTTGCGAACTGTTCTCGACTGTCTACATTGATGACGAGGACACACTCTACATAGATGACGAAGGTTTGTATGTAGAAGACCAGCGATACTTCAAGTGGGAAGGATACCCGCAGCCCCTGGCTGGGCGTGGCCTTGTGCTTGGCTGCACCCCCGATGGTGACTCTACAGATAGTAGTAAGACTGTATCGGAGATACAAGATATGGTAAAGTGGTGTCCCGAAGGGCTGACTGTCGAACCTCGCTTCGAGGTGTATAGCTATGACAGCGCAGTAGAGGTGCTTGAAGCGTTGGGAATTGATGACTACCAAACTGGAACAGTAACCGCAGTAAAAGATGACTAATCGCTACTACTTTTTTACTTCGGAGCATGAACCGAAGGGTAAGTATAATGAGGTTCACCCCTGCCGTATCGTCAGAACACGTTGGCGTGAGCAGGGGTGGTATCTCAACTCGTTCTATCGTGTGTCCCGCTTCGCTGGCATCAAGCTGGGCAGAGTATCGTTTGGCTTGGTGACAGGCTACAGGCGGTATCGCATACCTTATGTGGCATACCATTGGGAAGGTGGCTTCACCCTGCCCGTTGTTCTTGTGTCTTGGATAACAGGCAGCAATCTGAAGTATATTCGCTGCACCTATGGTGACAGGAAACTAAAGACATCATTGAAAATGATTTGGAGAAAGTGGATAAAAGATGCTTGACATACCCCTATCAATATCGTATATTGAAATTGGAATCCTGATTGGCGTGTGGCTTAACACAACAATCAACATGTATAATTTTTTGAAAGGATAGCCTATGGCTAGATATGAAGTTTCGTTTGTGATTGACACAGACGTTGAAGATGCAGGACAGCAGCCGTGGTGGCTTATGCTAGGCGAGAAGCCTATGCCTATCGAGTGGCTTGAGTATGTCATGGTGCGTGACCTGCAAGTGGACGAACAGGTATTGGATGTTGAGTTCATGCCTGATACAATCAATGTGATTGACATGGTGCAAAAGCCAGAGCCGCCGAAGCCAACCTTACAGCTAGTGGTAAACAACGATGACAACGATACTGAACATACCGAAGTTTCTGAAAAGGAATAAGGCAGCAAAAGCCCTGTCCGAAGGACAGTATAAACCCCAAACAATCCCTGCCAAGAAAGGCAAGGGCAGCTATAAACGAAAAGGAAAACATAGTGCCGAATAAACACACTAAAATGTTCCGCCCGTGGTATGAGGACAATGTTCTTAGCCCGTGGCGGAAGGTAAAAACTGGTGACAAATCATACACTTACGAGAAGGTGAAGCACATCAAGGCTCACAAAGATGAGCGGCTTGGTCGTGAGTGGGAACACGAAAGGATTTGGAATGATTGAAACATTCTTCGCTAATGCACTCATGTGTATGGCAATCAACATCTATCACGAAGCACGCAACGAGTCTGTCATTGGGCAGATTGCAGTCGGGCAGGTAGTGATGAATCGTGTCGAAGATGAACGCTTCCCGAACACAGTATGTGAAGTGGTCACTCAAGGTAAACATTACATGACCAAAGATGGCATCCGCTATCCTGTCAAAGACCGCTGCCATTTCAGCTGGTATTGTGACGGGCTGGGTGATACACCACGCAACAGCAAAGCCTTCACGCAATCGCAAGAGGTTGCAGCGATGGTGCTGGAAGGGTGGACAGGCACGTTCCTTGAAGGTGCTACACACTACCACGCCGACTACGTGTTTCCCACATGGGCAGCACACCACACGAAGATTGTCAAGATTGACAGCCATATTTTTTACAGGTGGGACTGATGATTGATAAATCAAAAGCCGTTCTTGTTCACTGCTCAGACAAGCGTGAGTCACCCACACGTGAGGTGGCAGAGGGTTTCATCGGGGGCGAGTGCCGCATGGTGCAGCTTGAAGATGGTAAACAGCTTGTGATTGAAAAGAAACAAGACATGAACAAACCTATCAACGAGGAAGTGTTCGTTATGTATAACGAGGATGACTCGTGGCCTATGGCTCTGTCATTCTTTGGCAATGCTTTCTTGTTGACAGGCGAAGCAAGGTGGAAAAACAATGAAACTAATTAGACGCTCGATATACTCTGGCAACATGCACGAGATGGACTTGCCCCTGACCTATGCACAGATACGTAGATGGCAGGACGGGTGGTCGATTGACCGTGCATTCCCTGACTTGACGCAGGAAGAGATTGCCTTTATATTAAATGGAACGCTTCCCGAAGAGGAAGTAGAGATAGCAATGATGGAGAAAACTTTTAGCGATGTCACATTACACTAACAACCTATGGGAAAAAGACCGCAAGCAACTCTTTCGAGAGTTGTATCACCAATACATTGAAGAGGGCTACAGCCAGAAAGAAGCCAAGAAACTGGCACGAGAAGAAGCAACTGAGATATACTCAGACAGCGTGGACTTCGCAATGGACGCAGCCGACATGGAGTTTGACCAGTGAAGGCAGTGCCGATACGTAAACTGAAGAAGATGCAGGACTTTCATGGTCGGCTCTTCCATGAAGAAGGTGCTGCCTATGACTGGCTTGAGCGTATCCAACGCAAGATGGGTATGGGCTACACCTATGGACACCAGCCGTGGAAGGCAGAGGATGACACCTACCTTACCCTGGCCTACCTACACAAGGGAGAAGCGTTATGAATGAGAAACAACTGAAGCGTCACCGTGACTTGGTTCGCCGCCGTAAGCAAGAGAAACGGCAGACACCAGAGTGGCATGAAAAAAAGCGCTTGACATTTGAGAGAGCATGGAGTAGGTTTCATCCCATGGAGCTTGACCCAGCCAATCGTAGCTGGTATTATGATGGCGATGGAACTAAGCGTGACAAACAAACTGAAAGGATTATTGACGATGAGTAAAACAAAGAAGCAACAACTGAAAGAACTGCGGCGCAAGGCTATCAGGTTTCAGAACAAGAGCAGCCGCAAACTTACAATGGCCGAAGCAATGAGAGAGGTTCAGAATGTATCGGATGATGTATAAAACACAGGGCTGCGGTGCAGCCTTCATGGAAAATGTGAAAGACAAAGAAGAGTTCTTTCGCCATCGTGAATTACTTGCCACAGGAATGGGATTCACGACAGAGTTGGTGAATGACAAATTGTTCTTGTTTAACAAGGGCAAAGAGTTTGGTGTCTACTACGTAGAGGAAGGCAAATAGATGAACACTGAAAGAGCAAATGTAGTCAGCCGTGGTGAATGCGGCAAGTGTGGCTCGTCCGATGGCAATGTGCTGTATGACAACGGGTCACGCTATTGCTTTGTGTGTGAGACATACACGGCAGCAGAAGGCTCTGACAATCTTGTCAGCGTCACAGAACGAAAGGTTCATACAATGAATACACCGCTGAGTCAGGGGCAGTTCTCTGCCATCGAAGACCGTGGCATCTCGCTCGAAGCAGCGAAGGCATACGGTATCACTGTCGCAGGTGACAAGCAGATATACCCATACTACGATGTGAATGGGAATCACGTGGCGAACAAGGTTCGTCATGTCAAGACCAAAGACTTCCACGCCGAAGGCCGACTACCACAGGCAGGACTGTTTGGGCAGAACCAGTTTCGTGATGGCGGCAAGTATATCACAATCACCGAAGGTGAGTTGGACGCAGTGTCGGCCTATCAGATGATGGGTTGCAAGTGGCCTGTCGTGTCCGTCCGTAACGGCGCACAGTCTGCAGTCAAGGATGTCAAGGCACAGTTCGAGTGGCTCAACAAGTTCGACAACATCGTTGTGTGCTTCGACAATGACGAGCATGGCAATGCAGCAGCCGCAAAGGTTGCGTCTATCTTCGAGCCTAACAAGTGTCGCATCGTCAAGCTGAAGGCAAAGGATGCCAACGAGTATCTCAAGCACGGCAAGACCGAAGAGTTTATCAAGCGTTGGTGGGACGCAGCACCTTACACACCTGCAGGTATCGTGAACCTCAAGGACTTCGATGGCTTGTATGATGACGAGGACAGGCAGTCCGTGGACTATCCATACAAGGGCATGAATGAGTTGCTGTATGGTATGCGAACAGGTGAGCTTATCACGTTCACAGCAGGCACAGGTGCAGGTAAGTCCAGCATCATGCGTGAGCTTGAGCATCACCTACTCAACAACACCGACAGCAACATTGGTATCATAAGCCTTGAGGAGAATGTCAAGCAGACCATCTTCCATCTGATGTCTGTCGAGGCAAGCAAGCGACTCTACATCAAGGAGATTCGTGAGCAAGTTCCGAAGGAACAGCTGACACAATACGAGCAAGCCACTGTAGGCACAGGGCGTGTGTTTGCCTTCGACCACTTCGGTTCGATACAGACAGACGAAATCCTGGCACGTGTACGCTACATGGTCAAGGCACTTGACTGTCGCTATATCATCATCGACCACCTCTCGATACTTGTATCGGGCTTGGAAGGTGAAGACGAGCGCCGCAACATTGACAAGATGATGACGCAGCTACGCTCACTGGTCGAGGAGACACAGTGTTGTATGCTTCTGGTGTCACACTTGCGCCGTGCATCAGGTGACAAGGGACAGGAGCAGGGTGTGCAGATTAGTCTGTCCATGCTACGTGGCTCACACAGCATCGCACAAATCAGTGACGCAGTGATTGCAATGGAGCGTGACCAGCAGGCATCCGACCCTGTGGTTGCAAACACCACGACCATCCGTGTCCTCAAGAACCGCTATGCAGGTGAGACAGGCATCGCTACCTACCTGTTGTATGACCGTGAGACTGGTCGTATGCAGGAGATTGATGACCCTAACGCCGAAGACTTTGACACAGTAGAAGCAGGAGACTACCTATGAAACTCAAACCAATACAAGGCGCAGTGAACATCCCGTTCAGCCGCCAGCGTTACGAGACATCTGACGCACCAGCGAAGGACATCGTGATGGATTACCTACAGCGTAATGGTCACGAGATTCTTGACAGTAAAGAAGATTTTTCTGTTGACATTAAGTCAAAGAAAGGCGATAATACATACTTCAGCGAAGTGGAAATCAAGTATGGGTGGAAGGGTGACTGGAATCCCAGCTGGAAAGAGATACGCATTCCGTATCGTAAGCACAAGCTGATTAACAAGGTGGCTGATGCCGATGGCTTCTTCAACTTCTACATCCTACGCTCTGACCGCAAGGCAGCATGGCGCATCAAGGACAACGTAGTTGCAGAGTCAGAGGTGCGTGAGGCACAGGGACGTAACATTGTGAAGGGTGAACACTTCTTCCA